GTCGAACCTGCCTTAAAAGGTTCGGGTTGAGTCCAGGTCACGAAGCCGGCAATACGGCGGGAGAAGCCGACGATAATATCGTCGGTTACAAAGCACATCGGCCCCACAAGGGACGGTGCGCTCCCGCTTTGTACCTACATCGTGAACTACTGTCAGAAGATCATTCCAAGGAAGAGCCCAAAGGTCATCTAAGTTAAATGACTTCTTTAGGCTCTCGGAAATATGAGAAGAGAGTGGAGCATGGGGGTAGACAGAGAGTACCTTCGCCGCACGGCGACGGAACTCCTTGGCTACCTTCGCGATGGAGAGAAACCGTTCGTCTCCGACAAGGGGAGGGATAACCCCCCACATACGGAGTTGACGCCCATGAAGCCCTTCGGCATCATGGAAGATTTCGGGCCACCGACCGATAACCGGTACGGTGGGCCTCTCACCCGGGGAATAAATGACGCGGGATACTGGTAGATCGCCCAAGGCGCAGGACCTGATTAAATCAGAGCCGGTCGCCGTGGCCTCTACAGAGTAGGCCCCGCCAAGATCCCCAGAGAGAAGTAAATCCCCATCGCAATCAGATAGCGCCTTCAAAGGGAGATCCTTCGAGGCAAGTATGGATGCCAGTCTACGGGTAAGCCTCAATGGACGGCTTATCCAAGGAAGGGCAGCCCCCCCCAGAGCCCGGGGCGCCCCCGCATCAATCCCTGATCGATATATATCGGCAGGTAGATGAGGGCGGACAATACCGACTAAACGTCGGATAGCCCGGTGCATCGCCGGAAGGCGAGAGGGGGGTAGGCGATCCAATGATGCCGTAAGAGACGGACCAATGGTATGCCAACATACTGAGTGAGAGTCAGAGATACGGAAGAGCTTAGCCGGAATAAAGGCTAAGGGATCAACAGTATCAATAACTCTGACTGCTATCTTACCTATAGGACCACTCAAGGGAGGGAATGGTTCATCCTCGTTCTCCATGTGATACGAGACCCTGAACGGGAATTCAGCGAAGACGCCGCCATGAGGTGAGTAGAACGACTTAGACTTGTTGATGCGGAAACCCACACCAGCACATCTAGCGTAATACCCCTCTAGGCGGTCCTTCGTGAAGACTCCAATCAGGTCATCGCCACATACCCTGAAACTACGACAGCACTCCCGCCACGAGCCGAAGCCCGGAACGGAAGCGCAGAAGGAGTTCATCAGGCAGAGGGTGAACCACGATAGGGGTCCCCCCATCAGGATACCGCGGTTATTCGACCAAGGCTGGCTACCTTGATCGAATACATGCGGACCAAGCAGAACCTTGATGCGTTTGACCAGGAATGGATTAACTCCCCATTCCTGGAATATCGTCTCAAGGAGCTCAATGGAAGCATCCTGGTGGAGGAAGTCTGTAGCAGAGGTTAGGTCGGCACTAAATACCGAACCCTGGCCCCTGTACCCCTCCAGAACCTCCCGAACAGCTCCGCTGATGTCGCCCTTTAAGACTCGGGCGACAGGCGGGAAGCGAGAAAGAGCGCCTTGTGCCATCATCCGGAGGTACTGCCCCAGGGCAACCTCCGAGATCTCGTGTGACGAAACGATGCGGGCCTTACAACCAGCCTCAGCAATCACCACACGTCGGCACAGGGGTTGTCGATCCTCCG